AATGCTAAATAATAAGAAAGATTATGTTATTGCTTCTGATACAGACTCAATCTATGTTAGTTTTGATGACATGGTTAAAAAGTTACCAGAGGGAACACCGAAAGAAAAAATTGTAAAAGTGTTAGATAAGTTTTGTGAAGAAAAGTTAGAACCATTTATGAATAAAAGTTATCAAGAACTTGCAGACTATGTAAATGCTTTTGAACAAAAGATGTTTATGAAAAGAGAAGTTATCGCTGATAAAGGTATTTGGACTGCAAAGAAAAGATATATTTTAAATGTTCATAATTCAGAGGGTGTGCAATATGCTAAACCTAAATTAAAGATGATGGGTATAGAAGCTGTTAAATCATCAACACCTAAAGTATGTCGAGCTAAAATTAAAGAGTCACTAGAAATAATTATGAATAAAGATGAAAACGCTTTGAGAGATTTTTATAGAAAATTTAAATTAAACTTTTCTCATATGTCACCAGAACAGATTGGTTTTCCTCGTAGTGTGAATAATCTTCGTAAGTATTCTGACCCTAACGGTATCTATAAAAAATCAACACCTATGCATGTAAAAGGTGCTTTGATATATAATCACTTACTTAAATTAAAAAAGATTACACACTTGTTTCCGTTGATATTAGAGGGTGATAAAATTAAGTATTTACATATTCTAACACCTAATCCATATCAAACAAAAGTTATATCTTTTCCAGCTAAGTTGCCTAAACAATTTAACTTACACAAGATAATAGATTATGAAACACAATATAACAAATCATTTACAGAACCTATGAGTTTTATATTAGACTCAATCAAATGGAATGTAAATGCATCTGCTGATAATACAATAGAAGAGTTTTTTGCATGAGAAATTTTAGATACACATTAGAAGATTTAAAAAATAAATCAGAACAAAAACTATTTACATATGCGACTACCTTTGCAGGTGGTGGTGGTAGTTCTTGTGGTTACAAACTATCAGGTGGTGATTGTAAATTTATGAACGAGTTTCAAGAAGTTGCTTGTGATACTTATATACAAAACTTTCCAGGGACACCATATCTTTGTAAAGATATAAAAAAGATGTCAAGTGAAGAAGTTATGATAACAGGTAATTTTAAACCTAGAGAGTTAGATATATTTGACGGTTCGCCTCCTTGTCCACCCTTTTCAATGTCAGGTATAAAACAAAAAGGTTGGAACAAAACACAAATGAAATACGGTCATAAACAAACTAATATCGAAGATTTAACATGGGAAATTATTAGGTTGTGTAAAGACATTCAACCAAAAGTTATTGTGTGTGAAAATGTAAAAGGTTTAACAATGTCATATGCAATAGACCATTTAAATAAAATGGTTAAAGATTTTGAAAGTATCGGATATACTACAACATACAAAGTTATGAGTGGTGTAAATTACGGTGTACCACAAAAAAGAGAAAGAGTTTTTATAGTTAGTATAAGAAATGATGTATTAGAAGATGTTGGTTTAAACTTTATGACGATTAACAATGTATTTCCAGAACCAATAGATGAGGATTTATCCATAAGAACAGCAATAGCAGATTTACAAGATAACGAGTTTAATAAACAAGAGGCAGAAGAATTAAGAGAATATATGAAAAAAACTTCGAAGTATAAATGGTTAGTTAAACTGCCAAAGAATCCTAATAGAGTTATGTCAGTTGGTGACGATGTTGTCACTCCACATTATCAAGAGTTATATGAAAAGGGTGAGATAAAAAAAGAAGAAATTAAAAATTCATTTTTTCAATCTAGAAGAGTACCTTGGAATCAAGCATCTCACACTTTACTTGAAACAGGTTTGCAACCAAGTGTTGCAGCACATTTACACCCAGGTGAAGATAGGGTGTTTACTACCAAAGAAGCTGGTAGACTAATGACATTACCTGATGATTTTATTTTAACAGGTAAGTTAGGGCAGAGATTAGCAAGAATAGGTCTAATGGTAGCACCTTTACAAATGCACTATCTCTCAAAAAGCATATATAGTAATGTATTAAAACCATATAAGGAGAAGCATAATGACACAAATCATTAATTTAGAACATGACTACGGTTATGAAGAAACTAAAGCTTCACATCGTGGTAAGTGGCCAAATGAAAAAGATTGGGATAAACTTTATTCTGTAAAAGATGAGGACTTTTCAATTTTCAAACCAGGTAATACTTTAGATGGTAAGAGAAAACCTCTTGCTCATGTAGTAGTTAACGCTTATCCTGATGATGAAGTTAGAAACACACTTTATAATATTAACGAAACATCGGAGATGAGAGCCAACGCAGCAGGGCCAATAGACCATGCACAAATGGAACGAATGGGTATGAAACTTGGCGTTGATTATAAAATGAAAAATGAAAACTCTTATTACAAGAAAATGAAAAATGGTAAATGGGGTATGATTGCATATGCAAATCAAATACATTCATTTATGATTGGTTATAAGAGAGGTAGATTTACCGGTGCTATCGATGGTTCAGGTTGGACTAAAGATAAAAAGAATGCTGAAACTTTTAAAAAGTTAGAAAAGATTGCAGAGTATAATGAAAATGCCTTTGCAAAGATTGACCCAGAAACTCATGCAACACAAAAGGCATTTGCAGAAACTAGTATTGAACCACAATGGAGAATTGGTGATAGTCCTATGACAACTTTAAGTGTCAATAGATATAGTTCACAAACTATAACCAAATCAATGTCATATCATTTTGATAGTGGTGATACTGATGCAGGTTTAACAACCATGTGTGTATTCAGACAAGGTGACTATGACGGTGCATATCTAGTTTTTCCTAGATATAGAATTGCTATCGAAGCACCTGATAATTCTGTTGTTATTGCAGACAGTAATCAACTACATGGCGTATCAGAAATATCTGGTGAAGGCACAAGATATTCTTGTGTTTGTTATTGTGATAGAAGACTTGCAACAAAAGGACCTACTGGTAAACCTGAAAAGTTAATCGGTGTTGCTGCAAAGAAAACTGCTAGTAATTTAGAGGAGTTTCTTGGGTGATAGATAAGATTTATATTTTAACATACGGTAGAGCTGATAAACAAATTACTTTTAAAAACTTACCTAAAAAGTATCAAGAAAAAGTATTCTTTGTTTTAAGACCCGAAGAAGTAAATTTATTTAGAGAGTATAATAAAATTATTTTAGAAGAGAAAGATTTTGGTATTGCAGCAACTAGAAGAAAAGTTGCAGAAGTATCTCAAAATATAAAATACTGTATGTTAGATGATGACTTATCTTTTTTATATACAAGAAGAGAAAACGAAGAGGGTAAATCAAATCAACCAATGAGTGAACAACAATTTGATGATATGTTTAACTTGATGGATAATGTATTAGATTATTATACCTTCGGTGGTTTAGAGGCAACGTGGAACCCACCTGTAAGAGATAAAGATTTTAAAGTCTGTGGTCGACCAAGTGGTAATGTTTTTTATAACGGTCACAAATTACCATTTGATAAAATAGATTGGACAGATTTAAAAGTATCTGAAGATTATAATGTTGCCTTACAACTACTCACTATGGGCCATGAAAATAAAATATCATTAAGATATAGAGTGGACACAGGTATGACAGCAAAACCTGGTGGTTGTGAATTTGAAAGAACAATAGACGACCATAACAATTCTATGAAATTGTTAAAAAATAAATTTCCACAGTTTGTTGATTTATATGAAAAAGAGGCAAACGATGGTTTTAAGGGAAATAAGTTAGCCGCAAGAATATCATGGAAAAAAGCCTATGAATCTTCACAAGTTAATACCCTTGATAATTTTTTATAAATATGATATAATAGGAGAATAATATGCCAAGAAAAAAGAAACAACCAGCGAAGAAAAAAACTTCAGAAAAAAGTAATGACTGGAAAACTTATTTTAAATCAAAGTCACCATGGGGTTCGGTAATTATTTTTGAAGACCATGATGGTAATGAACATAGGTTTAAATCTGAAGACGAAGCTCTCGCATGGGCACATGAAAATAAATAGGAAGAAAAAAACATGAATGACATAATGGATAAACTTGAAAAACAAAAACTTAATCCGAGTGATTTAATAAGTTTAAAAAATATAATTGACATAGCTTCAAAAAGAGGTGCGTTCAGAGCATCAGAAATGACAGCCATAGGTCAAGTATATGATAAATTAGATTTTGCAACTAAAGTCGTTGAAAATGAAAAACAATTCTTAACAGAAAAAGGTGAAAATAAAAATGACGGACTTCCTAAAGAAAGTAATTAAAGACACAGAAAACGAGTTTGCCTCCATTGTAAACGAAGGTGTTGAAGCCGGTGATGTTTCAACATTCATTGATACAGGTTCATATATTTTTAATGCACTTGCATCAGGCACAATACACGGAGGCATACCTGCAAATAAAATTACAGCACTTGCAGGTGAGTCTGCAACAGGTAAAACATTTTTTGTCTTGGGAATGTGTAAACATTTTCTAGAAAATAATCCTGATGCAGGTGTTATATATTTTGAAAGTGAAAGTGCACTTACAAAAGACTTAATTGAAAAAAGAGGTATTGATACCAAACGTATGGTTGTCATGCCTGTAACAACAGTACAAGAATTTAGAACACAATCATTAAGAGTATTAGATAGTTATTTAGAACAAGATGAAGCAGATAGAAAACCTTTACTTTTAGTATTAGATAGTTTAGGTATGTTGTCAACTACAAAAGAAGTAGAAGACACAGAAGCCGGTAAAGAAACTAGAGATATGACTAGAGCACAGGTTGTCAAAGCTGCATTTAGAGTATTAACTTTGAAACTAGGTAAAGCAAAAGTTCCATTAGTAATTACAAATCATACTTATGATGTTGTTGGTTCTATGTTCCCTCAAAAAGAAATGGGTGGTGGCTCAGGATTAAAGTATGCGGCTTCCACAATTATTTACTTATCAAAGAAAAAAGACAAAGATGGCTCAGAAGTCGTGGGTAATATAATTCATTGTAAAACTCACAAATCTAGATTATCAAAAGAAAATTCTATGGTCGATGTTAGGCTAAGTTATGAAAAAGGTTTAGATAGATATTATGGTTTATTAGATTTAGCACTCAAACATGGTATATTCAAACAAGTATCAACTCGTATTGAATTGCCTGATGGTACAAAACAATATGCTAAAACTATTAATAATGAACCACAAAAATATTTTACCGAAGATATAATGAAACAGTTAAACGAAGCATCTGAAAAAGAATTTTCTTATGGCATCAGTTAAATATAATTTCGTAGAAAATCCTAAAATAAACTCTACTGGATTTCAAATATCCGAGGGTGAATATAAAGATGTAATTTACTATTACGGTAAAGTAAAGTTTATTGAAGAGAATGATAATATGAGATTAAAGTTTGATTACAATGTTGCAAGAAATCCTAATAATGTTGATACAGACAACGAAAAGTTTGTAAAAATTATTGGTGATATTCTTGCAGATAATATAGAAAGGGAAGTAGATAATGGCACAATCGGAAAGAATAGAAAGAACAGCACTTCGTAATTTAGTTTTCAACGAAGAATATACAAGAAGAGTAATACCATTTATTCGTAAAGAATATTTTGAAGACCGTGCTGAGAGAACTATTTTTGAAGAGATACAAAAGTTCGTTACAGAATATAATAAAAATCCCACCAGAGAAACTTTAGAAATAGATTTACAAAAACGAAAAGATTTAAACGAAACAGAATATAATCGTATTGTAGATGTTATCAAATCGTTAAATCCTCAAGACGTAGATTTAGATTGGTTAATTAATACAACTGAAAAATTTTGTAAAGACCGTGCAATACACAATGCTGTATTAGATGGTATTCACATTATCGAAGGTAAAGACAATAGAAGGTCACCAGAAGCAATACCTGATATTTTATCTGATGCACTAGCAGTAAGTTTTGATAATTCTGTCGGTCATGATTATCTAGAAGACATTGATAGTAGATTTGATTTCTACCATACTAAAGAAGAAAAGATACCTTTTGATATTGACTTTTTTAATAAGATAACAAAAGGTGGTTTGCCTCCGAAAACTTTGAATGTTGCTTTGGCTGGTACCGGTGTCGGTAAAACTTTGTTTATGTGTCATCTAGCCTCTCATATATTATCATTAAATAAAAATGTTTTGTATATCACAATGGAAATGGCAGAAGAAAGAATAGCAGAGAGAATAGATGCTAATTTAATTAATGTTTCTATGGAAGACTTACAATCTTTGAATAGAAAAATGTTTACAGATAAAGTTACAAAAATATCGAGTAAGACTACTGGTAAATTAATTATAAAAGAATATCCTACTGCGTCTGCTCATGCAGGTCATTTCAGAACCTTAATAAATGAACTTGCACTAAAGAAAACATTTAAACCTGATATTGTGTTTATTGATTATATTAATATTTGTGCTTCATCAAGATTTAAACCTGGTGCAAATGTAAACTCATACACTTACATAAAATCGATTGCAGAAGAATTAAGAGGTCTTGCAGTCGAGTGTAATTTTCCTATATTCACGGCAACTCAAACGACCAGAACTGGTTTCGTTTCAACTGACATTGGTTTAGAAGATACTTCAGAATCCTTTGGTTTACCAGCCACTGCTGATTTAATGTTAGCTTTAATATCAACTGAAGAATTAGAAGAAGCCGGACAAATGATGATTAAACAGTTAAAGAACAGATATAACGACCCTACAATAAATCGTAAGTTTGTTATAGGTGTAGACCGTGCAAGAATGAAGTTATATGATGTAGAACAATCTGCACAAACATTAGTCAATCAAAAACTAGATGAAGAAGGAGAAAAGTATGTCGAACGCTACTCTAAAGAAAAGACGCCAGAAGAAAAGTACAAAGACTTCAAATTCTAAAAAACTTAAATATAGCGTCAAACCCATGAAGGTCAATAAAGACATAAAATGGAAAGTAATCGAGGGAAGAACAAAGATTATTAGTGTTTTTGATTTTGAAGATGAGGCACAAGATTTAGCAGACTTTCAAAACAAAAATCAAGTATGGCTACCAAATGGGGGCATTCCAAACTTTTTATGCTATAAATAGTATTGACTTTTTACTATTTTTATATTATATTATGGAGGTATAGAAACATGGAGGTACTTGATGAAATCATTTACAGGCTTTTTAAAAGAAAGCGAAACATTAAAAGAAGCGGCACCATCGGGTGCTGAATATGAGTCTATCATTACTGTTGGTTATAACCAAGGTAATCCACCATATAATTTAGGTAAAGCAAAAGACAAAGCCGCATTCAGCGGTGTATCTAAATTTTTTCCAGAATACAATAAAGAAGCACAAGCACTAGGTAAAACTTTTCGTGGAGTGACGAAAGGTACCATGAAACAACATGGAGCTTCAAAAGATACTACATCTGCATTGTGGAAAAAATATTCAGGTAAAAGTAAAGACACACCGAAAACTGATATGTTTACTTCAAGACACAATATCTCATTAAAGAAAAAAGGTGGTTCACAATTAATGTCTGCTGCTGCAGGCGAAGCAATTGCAACTGTTATGGGTGCATTAGAAATGACAGGTAAAAACACTAAAGCAGTGAAAGCCATTGCTGATGATATAGAAAACAGATTTACAAAACTTATGGTTGATGGTTCTATTGAGGCTTTGATGGATCCTGAGAAAGATAGAAAAGGCTCTTTCAAAGATATGTCAAAAACTGAAAGACAAAAGAAAATAAAAGAGAAAATTAAAATAGATGAAATGCATAAAGACCTTGGTGATAGTATCAATACAATATTAAATAAACATAATAATGTAAAAGAAAATATTGTTTATATTGCAACAACTGGTTATTCTAAATTTCCAGAGGGTAGTAGAGGTATAGCTAATAAACTTATTGAGTTTGACCCCAAGTCAGGTAAACTAACACATGATATAGATACAGGTGGTCCAGATAATATGTCTGCATCAATAAAAAATATGGCAAAAGCTACAAGTTTTTATTGTGCATTTAAAACAAGTAA